CTCAATGAGATCTCCACAGTCCGCGATCACGATGTGGTCGAATGAAGCGCTTTTCAGGTACGCGTCGAGTGCGTCGCGCTTCTGGTCCAATCTCTCCAGTAGTTCCTTGAGGCCGCCTAGGTGGTCGACCTTTCCGGTCTGGATGTCCGCCCAGCACACCACCACCGTTGCTTCGGCTGATTGCTTAGCCTTCACAGGCTTGCGGTAGCCCTGCTCTGCGTAGAGCGCGGGAAGGTCCAACGGAAACGCGGTTTGGGTAACCTTGTACCGGTAACAGTACAGCCACACGGTTTCAAACTGGTTGGTCTTCCGATTACGCGCCCTCTGTTGCCATTTCGACCCACCGACCAGCTCCAACTTGTGCCGCAACGGGTCCATATCGAACTGCTTGAGCACATTGGAGAAGTCATTCGGATCGAAATCCTCGGCGACCGCACCAGTATTTAGCTCACCATCACTGCCCGACCATTCCAGCCTGGCAGTGGGTTGTTCAGACTTCGCCGCATCGTCGGCAGCGTCTCCCAGCTGCCCGAGAATGTCACTCACCGGTATGCCGTTCGACGTGCCGACGGAACTGGGTATTACCCAAAGGCATTCCGTTGTCCCTCAGGATCCGCCACACCTTGTCGACGGCCAGCCCGTCCGCAAGGAACCGGGCAATCCCTTCTTGGATCGGCTGCTCCTGCTTAGCAATCCACTCGCAGGCGGAACACTTCACCGGCGTCGGCTTCGCAGCTTCCGCTAGCTGATCGAGGATGGACATTGTTTGAACCGCCTTTCATGGGGCGCTTCGAGGGCTCTATTCAGTTGTTAAGCGCGGAACCAGTCGAGGACTGGATTCAGGTCGTACGTCCCGTGGGCCTCTAGGTGGGCGATGCCTTGGAAGGTCCGTACGATGGCCCATACGATGTCGATCAGCCCGTCGAAGGGGTTGATGAACAGGTCCATGATTCGGGCCACTATCGAGGAAGCCCCACCGGTCCAGGAGGATTGGGTGATGATCTTCGCGATAGCGGTCATGTTCTGACCAGCCTCATCCAACCGGTTCTCCGCGTACCAGTCGCGGGTGCGGGAATGCTCCTGCCACTTCCCCGCCAACTCGGGGTACTTCAGGAAGTCAAAGTGCCAGTCCATGATCCCCTGAGTGTTCGGCTGGGGCGGGTCCGGAACCCAAGGGGCGCACTGGTTGATCAGCCGGTAGGGGTTACCTAAAGCGATGCCCTTGCGGAAGTCCTTGAGCCGGTAGTGCAACCTACCATTGACGGGTAGGACGTGCTTTTCCATGACTTCGCAGCCGACCATGGCGCCCTGGCTGAAGATGGCCAGATTCCACGGTGTCCCTTCGGGGAATGGTGTGCCGTCATCGAACAGCTTCGTGTCCAAACGGTTTACGAGTTCGTCCACACCGGACTGGTTGTTGAACGGCAACCTCACGTTGTCGTAGCCGGTGGGCCGCCACACCGCCCGTCCTTCACGCTCCAAAGTAGAAGCCACGAAAGCACAAGGCCCGACAAACATGTCGGACAGATGGCCCTCGACCGTGAAGAACAGCGGCGTCAAACCCAACTTCACCAGATCGGCCGCCGACACAATCCCGTTCTGGACCTGTCCGGTGCGGCGCTGGTATTCCTTCTGGACGGCTTGGTCGTCGTACCCGAAATACGAGTCGACCTTCAGCGGTCCCCCATCGGCGGCTTTCGCGTAGGAGGCGTAGCGGGCCAACATGACCCGCTGCCACCTCGCTACTACATCCCCATGGGAACCGAGGGTGAGGATCACTCAGTCACGCTCTTGATGACCTCGGCAGCCAGCGGGCCGAGGGAAACCTGCGGGCCGACGACATTGCCTACGGTGGCCTGAATCTTGGTGATGCTGTCCACGGCAACCTGGGTGGCGGCGGCAAGCTGGTCCTGCGCCGCCTGCGCGGTGGAGTTCAGCTGAGCCTGGATGTCCTGCAGGCTTGTGACGGCCTTGTCCGCTGCGGCACCGGGGGCGTTCTTGATCTGCTTGTGCAACACCACGCCCGCTGTCCCGAGACCGGCCACGCCGAAGACGCCACCAATGGCGATGACCGCGTTGACCCAAGACTGCCCGACCGTGTCACTGACCACACCCGAAGTGACCAAGATGGGAATAATCGACAGAGCTGCCGCGCCAATGAGGTAGTACCACTTACGAATCTGGTCTGTCATGACTGTCCCTTCTGAGAGATGAACTCCTGCAGGACTGCAGGGTTGGTGGCCTCGAGCTCGGCGAGGAATGCCTTGGCATGGGCGACTGCGGCGGCGTCAGTGCGCGATCCCTGCCCGGCGGCCACACGAGCAATACGGCCGATGGCCTCGAGGTCTCCGAGCTTGGCGTCGGCCTCGACGGTCAGGTCCTTATGTGCAGCTCCGTCGATCGACTGAATCAGCTGCACCAGGTTGTAGATCGGGCCTTCGCCCGGTGTGGCGTACATGGACACCGATCCCACTGTGGGCTGAGTGAATAGCCGATAGAGGGTGTCCCACTGGTCCTGTGGCACTTGGGCCATGTCTTCATCTCCTAGATTGCTGAGTCGGGCGTAGATCTGCTGGGCCTCGGTGTAGCGCTCGTCGTAGCGGTACGGGAAAGCACTCACCTGCACGGCCTGCGCCCATCCGCCGGGCGTACGAGAGTTGGAGTTGTAGTCGAAGTCGGTCAGACCGCGCTGCCCGCTGTGTCCGCCAAGGAAGAACAGCCGCGCCGACAGAGTGGGGTCCATGGTTTCCGACAAAGGACCCCATGCCTGGCGCTGCTGGAACAGCCCAGTGGAGTCGTGGTCGCTACCGACTTTCTCGTGTGGGTAGCCGAGGCTCGCAGGGACATTGCTGTTCGCGTACATCGTGAGGTTGGTTTCCACCAGCTCCACTGCGATGGCGATGCAGATTCCCTTGGGGGTGATGCCGAGTCGCTTACCCTCGTTGATAGTCGCTAGCGCGTGTCGATCCTTGGTTGACAGCACCACCGAGTTGCCGCGCCGGAACGTGGAGAATCCGTCGGCGCGGATCTTGCGGGCGATGAAGTCTGCAGTATGCGGATTCTGGTAGGTGTTAATGTCACCGCCATTGGCGAGGCTCGCTAGCTGAAAGTGCATCGCATCTTTAGGATCTGACCAGTCATTGCCCCAGAAGACGGTCCCCTCGTAGAACGCCTGTATTTCCTTTATGGTGGCGATCTGCGCGGCACTAAACCCGGCATTTACGACCTGAAAGGGATGGCTTTCCCAGTTCAGATCCATCGCCGTACCTGACAGGTGATTCGACGTGGACACCGAGTTGGTCGGCGTCCAGCACGCCGAGTCCGGGTCACGCAGCGGCTCAACATATGCGTTGAAATCCGCTGCGAACGCCCGCAGAATCGCCAACGGATGCCCGTTCTGAATCTGCAGACTCACCGATGTACCCGGCACGGTGACCCAGGTGCACTCGTCACCGTTGACCATGGGCCAGCCGTTACTTGAGAACGAATTTCCATACACGACCCGCGGCATCAGATGCCTCCAATCCGGGGATCAAGCCCTGGCCGACCCGCCCAGCGGGAGCGCCGGAACCACACTCCGAACCCGAACCCCGCCAACCCGATAACGGCGTAGAAGGCGGGGTATCGCAGCAGTTGAGAGAACATGCGACCTCTTTCGGGCAACAAAAAAGACCCCGCACTAGCGAGGCCCTGAGATGGAGTGATTAAGCGAAGGTGAGGATGGTGCCCGATACTGTGAGGGTGTTTCCGTTTGTGGTGGTCGTGTCCGCTGGAGTGTTGTCCAACAAGACGTAGCACAGAACGTTGCCGCCGAGTTCGTAGATGACAGCCCAGCGAGCGACAATGCTTCCACCCGAAGCGGTCCAACTCGGGTTCGACGAGAACCCAATGGCCACACTTCCAGTTCCCGTCAAGGTGAGGGTGACGGAAGCTCCACCTGTCGTATAGCCGTTCGCCTGCGATACCTCATTCGTGACACCGGCCCACGTTGTAGACGACGAGCCAATGTTGGACGATGAGGTGACGAGAGCGATTCGCCATGTGTCCGAGTCGATGTCGAAGGTTCCATCGACCATTTTCGTCCGGCCCCCACTGGGGACTGTCCAAGTTCCTGCGGTCACAGTTGTGCCCTTTCCTAGTTGATGATTTCCACGGTTGCTGCTGCGTAACTCGTGTTCTGGCCTCCGGTTTGGCCAGCTGAACCGTCAGATGTAGTGACGTTCTTTGTGTTCAGCGCCGAGGCGGATTGGAATCCACTACCAGAGGCGGCTTGCCGGGTGTATCCCGTAGGCGCCGCATCCCAACCGCTCGCGCCGAGGTTCGAGTGGCCGTGGAAATACAGCAGCACCGAAGACCCATTCGTGTGGGTCAACGTCACAGATGGCGCGGTGCTTGTGGCGCTAGAACCACCCTGTTGGGCGTGGCCGCCGATCGGAGATGACGCATGCTGATCGCGCAGAACCGCCGCAATCATGTGCGAAGGGGACGACCATGTTCCAGAGGTGGTATTCGTGGCAGTGGCTTTGAAATAGGCGGTGGTGCAGCCCGATCCACTTCCACTATTGGCGTTGTCGATGTAAGTGAAGTCAGGAACCGTTCCACCGGCGGATGGCTTGGTTGGCGCCGATGTTGTAAATGGATTGAAAGCGAAGATTACGATCAGGTCCCCAACCTGGTGGGTTGGGATAGTGACCGAACTTCCCGCATTGGCATTGGAGCCCACCAATGAGACCGTCGATATGGTCGTCACGGTGGGCACGCCACCGGTAAGAGTTAGCGCGGCCGACGTGGGTGCCACGGTCGTATTCAGCGCGGGTGTACCACCGGTGAGAGCTAGGGCCGCCGACGTGGGTGCCACCTTGGTGTCGATTGTTGGCGAGCCGCCCGTAAGGGTTAGGAGGGCACTCGTGGGGGTGACGGTTGATCTCAGTGCCGGAGTACCGCCGGTAAGGGTGAGGCTGCCTGGAGTTGGAGATACCCCTGTGCCGACCGATGGAGTGCCTCCGGTGAGCGTGAGTGACGCCGACGAAGGCGATACTCGCGTGCCAATCGACGGAGTGTTTCCAGTCAGCGTCAGTGTGGCTGGCGTGGGGGTGATGAGATGGTCCCCTGAGATGGTTATCGTCGGCGTGCCGCCAGTAAGGGTGAGGCTGGCCGGAGTTGGAGACACACCGGTACCGACCGAAGGAGTGCTGCCGGTCAGGGTCAAGGTGGCCGGTGTGGGCGTGAGTTCCCTACCCACAGTCACATTAGGCACGCCGCCAACAAGACTCAACGACGCGTCGGTCGGATGTAGGGTCTGCCCAAGGCTCGGCGTAGACCCAACCAACGTCAGCGACGCGGGCGTTGGGGAAACGTAGACGTCTTGAGTCAGGTCGACAACCGGAACGGCGCCAACGAGAGTGAGCGCGGCACTTTCCGGCTCGACGAATATCTCAGCCCACCACCCGGTTACACTGGCCATGGCTAGATGCGAAACATTCGGCTAGCTCCGTTGTCCCAGGTGACGGTGATGTTCGTGCCGTCCGGGATTGTCGGTAGGCCAGATGCCGTGTCGTACATGGCGACGAGCCGTGATGTGCTCGACGACCCAGAGTCTTGGTAGACGATCCAGCGCACGATCGTGGCACCCGTGACGGTCGGGAAAGTGACGTCTGCAGCATCCGCCACACCGCCGGTCCAGGACTTACTGGCCAAGTTCGATGACGTGCACACGGCCCCGGTGGTGTCCGAAAGATACTGGTGTGTAGCCATGTTGGGGGTGTAGGTGGCGTCAACCCCCACGACTTTGAAGTTCTGCACTTCCCAGTCGAGGTCGCCCATAAGGAACGACTCCCGAGCTTTGTCATACAAAGCGTTGACCATGAGGTTCTCCCTATTCCGCGTTGGAGATGATGGGGATCGCGATACCGATCCACGGCGCAGCCGCCGCAAGGGTTTGTGTGAACGTCACCGAACCGCCCGGGGCGTCACCGAATATCAGTCCCGCACCGAAGGCTTGCGCGTCCAGATGTCCGCGTTCGGTCTGGTTGTAGGCACTGGTCTGACCGCCGTACAGGAAGGCGTTGACGATCCTCCCGTGCGAGTTCGTGGTGGCACTCACGGACGGGGATGCGCCGTAGCCCTGCGTGATTACCGGTGTTCCGATACCACCGGCGGCGGCGAGCTTGTAGGAGGCTGCACCCGTCGCGTAGTTCGACCCGTAAGGAACTCCGATGAGGTTGATCGACCTCGCCCCGGTGGGTGGATCGAGTAGCCACCACACCACCAGACGGTTGGATCCATTGGTGATGACCGGGAGTTTGTTCATGGTGGCGCCGCCGATCTTCGCTACCACCGTGGACATATCAAGCCCGGATTGTGTTGTCAGATAAGCGAAGGCAATGTTCGCCTCGGGATCGAGGGTGAACTCCGGTATCGCCGCCATGCTTGTGCCGACGGTGCTCTTGTTGTCGAACTTGACATCAATGCTTCCGACAATCGGCTTACCCACCGACGCCTTCGACTGGATACCGAACACCCGATTCACTTGGTAGTCGGGAACAGTCAGCGAATCCGGGTACAGGTACTTGCCGATTTTTAACATCATCGACACCTCAACCTCAACGGTCGGGGTTTGGGCGTTCTCGCACATCGCGAACAACGTGCCGTTCGGCAGGTAGTAGCAGGACACTTCATAGCCCCGCCACGAACCACCATGTCCACGCCACTGCCCGAGCTCGAACATGCCGTGCCCGTAGCCGAAGTAGGTCAGCTGGTCGTCGTTGCCCCACGGAATGGGCCAGTAGCACTCTGTGCGCATGGCGTGCATTTCCGGGCTCAACAGTGTGCCGTCGCGTAATTCCTTGGCCCACAACAGCAGATCGTGTGCGGTGGAGATCATGGAACCGGCCCAGCTGGCATAGCCCGGTCCGGTCTCCGTGGCTTCCTGCCACGCCCAGCCACCGAACAGGCCGGTTGTGTATGCGTGGCCGTTTGCATACGGCTCGGGCATTTTCGCGGTCGTCGGGTAACTCGTTTGCGTCAACCCCAGCGGGTCCAGAATGTCCGTTTGCAGAACGTCCCGCGTGGGGCGACCATTGACTAGCTCAACGATCATTCCCAGGATGATGAAGTTGGCGTTGACGTACGCCCAGCCCTGACCAGCCTCAAACGCCGGCTGGTGCTGCTTCATGATCGCCAGCGTCTCCGCGTCCGTCCAATCCGACGTCGGCATAAGGAAGTAGCGGACCATCATGCCCAGGTCGCCCTGCTCGTTGAACAGTCCGGAGCGCAGCGAAATCATGTGCCGAACAGTCATTTTGTCGCCACCAGGCACACCGGGGAAGAACTTCTCCAGCGGATCATCCAGCGACAGCAGACCGCGGTCTACGGCTTGCAGGATCATGGTTGCCGTGAATGACTTTGTCGCGGAGCCGATACGGAAGTGGTCGTCCAGATTCACATTCCGCGCGCCCGCAGCGGTGGAGACCTTGCCGTACGCCTTCTCGTAGTAGCCGTCCGGGGATTGGATCATCAATGTGGCGCCGGGTGCTGTCAGGTTCGCGGCCACGATCGCGTCGATAGCGGCCTGATCCTCCAGCGACAGAAGCGATAAACCACCCGTGACGGTGGGGGTTCCCAGCGAAGCGGTGGATTCGATACTGGGGATCAAGACTTGGCCGGGGCCGCCGATAATCGACTCACCCTCAAGGGGGTTCTGCCGGAACCGATACCAGCCCCTACCGTCAGCGCCCTTGCCGCCGAACTGGAACGTCAGACCATTGCCGCCGTTACCGCCACCAGCAGGGGACGCGCCATCGGCTCCGGGGACTTTCTGGTCGCCGCCGCCGACGTACTTCTCGCCCTTGTATTCGATGGTTCCAGGGCCGCGACCGATCGGGTTGGATCCGAGCTGCAGCTCTGTGCCACCAACTCCGGGTTCGCCGGTGATGCTGTAGTCGGGGATTGACCAGCTGCTGGCTGTACCGTTTTCGCCGTCATCGTGGCCTATACGTCCACCCGGTCCGCCGACACCCTTGGTGAAGGTCATGACGGCGTCGTCGCCGAAGTGGATGCCCCGCTGCCAGGTGGCCGACTTGTACAGGCCGGGAGAGCCGGACTCGCCGTGGAATCCGAGCGTCAACCCCATCTGGCCACCACCTGCGCCGCCGACAGCGACGACATCGACGAAGTTGCACCATGATGGGATGGGGACGGTGCCGGACTCGGTTACGTAGTCGCCGATTGGGTCGTAGTAGCCCACGCCGTTTCCGGTGTCGATGGCTGTTTCGATCCACGGGATGTTCCCGGACCGAACCACACTGGCCTTGGCGATGGTGGACGGGGGTGAGTTCGGGGACGAGGTGTTGTCCCGCGTCGCGGCCAAACCAACGACTTGCGCGAACGGGTGATCGGGGATGTCGTCTGTAGTCGAGATGCCACGGACGCTGTGTGTTCCGCCCACGGGCACGAGCTCGTAGGCATAGGTCTCGCCCGCCTTCTGATCTACCGGGGTGTCGAGTTGGTAGAACGTCCAGTTTGGAGTGGAACCGGCGGTCAGTTCGGACAGAACGCTCGGTGAGTGGTGAACTAGCGCCCAATCACCAGAAGCCCCGTCGAGTTTCCAGATGTTGACGTAGAACGCCGTGATCCCGGAGGTGCCGCAACCCAACCACGACACCACCCCCAAAGCGATGTCTTGCTCTACCCGCATTGTCGCAATCAACGACGCGCTCTGTGTGGCCGAGAGAGTGGTGTTGACGCTTGTCAGGCCGTAATTCGACCGGCCCGACGGCAACAGACCCGTGTTCACTGGGGTGTTGTTGCGGATAGAGAGAATCTGGAAAGCGCTCTCCCCCATCGCCGCCGCCGTCTGCAGAAGCTTGGCGACATTGAAAAGGTCGGCGAACCCACCATTCGAGTTCGGGTCCGTTGACCCCGACATACCCCCGAGAAGGTGCGACAGGAACTCCTCGAACGTAGTGTTCGCATCCCCCGGGCCACCGAATCCCAGGATCTTAAACAACGGGATATGAGTGACAGCCTCGAACAGATCTTCCAGGGAATGCAAAGCGTTGTTGGAGCCTGTGATCCCATTGACGACGGTGTCGATGATCAATTGCCACCGGGACAGCACTTCCTGGAAAGTGTTTGACAGACCGTCAATCCAGCTCTGCTGAATCTTGTTGGTCTTCTTACCGATACCGTCATCGAAATTGAAGGTTCCAGCGTCCGCGTCTTTGGTAACCAAGATGCGCACGCGCACCGACTGCACACCATCAGGAACGGTGTAGTTGCCGGTTAGTTGACGCCAATCCCCCGTGCTGGTTAACGGGTTGAAAGTGGCAACGTCTTTGATACCTACTTGCACAGCACTTGCGCCGCGTCCCTCAAACTCCACCAGCTGCAACTTGATTGGCGTGTTAGATCCCGAGTAGCCGGACCACTTCAGCCACATCTCCAGCGACATGGTTTGCGTCGGGCTCACGATGATCTCGTTCGACCGCAGCGCCTTGCTGGTGCCGTTCGCGGTGACCTTGACGCTGCCGGAACTGTCGGCGCTGTGCGTTACCCCGGATTCCCAGGACCAGTACGGGTTGTCCGCGATAGTCGTGCCGTCTTGGAAGTTACCGGCAATCAACAGGTTCGACTGCTCTGCGGTGATCCAGCTGAACGACAACAGTGGGATGAGGTTCGACAGGATGAACCCGTCGTGCCCGAACAGATTCCCGTTCAGGAAGTCCTTGACGATCTGGATGATGTCGCCGAGGATTGGGATGTCATCTACCCAGCCGGTGAGCAGGTTCCACAGATCCTCGAGCGCCTGTTCCGGGTCGACATCCAGGCCTAGGAGCTTCTGAATGAGCTCCTTGATGAGGCTTTCGGCGTACTCGATAATCCCGTCGATGATCGCCTTCCACATATCCAGCCCCTGCTGGAATGCGGTGCCGATGTGGAACTCAAGCCCCTGATTGGGGTCATTGAACGGCAGTGGCAGGCGGTCGAAAGACCTTGGCACTAGGAGCCGTCCTCAGGCTTCAACGGGGAGACTGGGACGATGAGGATGGACAGCTGTGCGCCCGCTTTATTGAAGGAGTAGAAGCCCGCCATGCCTTCGTTGACGAGGTTGACGTAGAGGGTGGATTCAGTGCCAGTGCTGTACGCGGGAATCATCCCCACCCCGTTGTCGGGGGTTATTGCGGTGTTGGGTGATCCTGTGGAAGATGCGTGCGGGAACAGTGCGGACCAGGACGAGACATTGCCGGCGCCCTTGGCGACCAGCTGCCCGCTTGTTGCATTCCCGATACGTACCTCTGATCCGATAATGAATGGATCTGCGTCCAGCTCAATTCCATTGGCCTTGAAGTGCCCTTGCACGACCGGGACGAAATCGAACGGCATCGGCGGGATGATGAATGTTCCGATAGTTTGACGGGTGGCCAGGCCGGTGAAGTTGGTGAATGCGGACTCGGGAACGGTGTAGAACCGTGTGGCCAAAGGGTTGAAATCTGCCGGCGCGTAGTCCACGCCATTCCAGGCGATTACCTGACCCGCGGCGGGTGCGACCGAGTCGTCATAGTCAGTGGCATCGCGAATGGTCGCGTTATCACCCTGCGGGCCGCGGGGGGCCTTGAGCTTCAGTAGCCATGTCGGGTTCGCGGAGGTGCCCGAGATGATGATTTCCGATGTCAGGCCCGGATCATCGGGGTCTAACAGTTGGATCGTGGGTGTGATGTTGGGTAGCGGCCCCGGAGGCCCCTGGGTGCCCATCTGCTTCTGGACGTAATGCTCACCGTCCCAGAGGTAAACAATGTTTCCCACCCACCATGCTTTTCCGATGTCAATGGGATCGTCGGTGAGGTTCTGGGGAAGGTCGGCGGGGTCGTCGATGCTGGACTGGTACTGCATCTTGACGATGGGAGCGTTCTCGCCAGCGGGGCCGGCGGGCCCTACGAGGGCATCCATGGTGACCGCGCCATCTTGGTCGGCGAGCTCGAAAGTTCCCGTGACACCGCCGGGTACATCCATGTCGGATACGACGCCCCAGAAGTGGAGGCGCGCAAGGATCGACCCAAGGTATGGGGTATCGCCCGGTTCAGCCATTCTCGATTCCCTTCACGAAGTCATCCCCGATGGGGCGCTCATCTTTGATGGCGATGTTCGGAGTCACCCGCCAAGCTGGTTCGGCCATCTCAGGCAGGTCGTCGTCTGCGTCTTGGTTTCCTTTGAGCCGTTGGATCGCTTTGCGTTTCAGCCACTCAGGGAGGGCGTTGATCTGCGCGAAAGTCATGTTCTCGACGCCCTCTAGGGGGTCGTCGGGGGCGTCGATCGGAACCCATTCGATGGCGCCCTCAACCACCCCAGGAGCCTCTACGGGGCGAGACTTGATGACGGGTGCGGCGGAACGCCGCCACCCCCGCCGGATCATGTGGTAGGCCACCAGCCAGACGAAATGCGAGGAATCCATGCGGTTTCCCTCTTTGTCCTGCGGATAGTGGCAGTCGGCAAGGAAGTCTTGATACGCGGACTCCATCTCCGCCTTATGTGCATCACGAACCTTCTGCTTGTCGGCGAACGCTTGGAGCGCACGCGGAACTTGCCTATCTGCAGCCAATTTCGTTCCTTTGCTCAGAACATTGAGTCGGAACCGAAGAAGGTTCCGGCGAGGTTCCAGAAGCCCGCGAGGGTGCGCATTGACTTGGCTACTGGGTCTTCTTCGTCCAAGTCCTGGCCGAGTGAGAGTTCAACCAGGAGGGGCGAGTTCGCGTCGTAGGAGCGGCGAATCGCCGAGACCTGGTCGACATGCAGGACGCTTCCAAGCTGGAAGGCCACTCGGTCGCCGAGGGTGAAATGCTCATCCGCTATCCAGGGCATACCATTTCGGATGCTGGTTTTGAAGCTGACGAAAGCCCTTGTCTTCCAATGCCCGTTACGTAGATCTAGGATTCCCGCTGACGTGTAGGCGGTTCCCTGGCCTTGTTCGAAGTGCTCTAGATAACCCAGGTCGCCCATGAGAAGGACGCGGCGCGGATCAGTGAACCGTTGCCACGCAAACAGTGTGTTATCCAACTGCCCTTGGTACAGCTCTTCCAGGCCAGGTGTTCCCGGCTGCTGGTAAGCACCCAAACCGTAAGAGATGACGGCAGATAGCTGCGAGAGGCCGTACTTGATGCCGAAGGTTTGGAGTTGGTTCAGCCATGCAGGTGACCGTGAACCTGTCATCACGGTCTTTGCAGTGGATCCCTTCATGGACCGCTTGGCGTCGATTATCCCGGTGTATTCGCCCTCGCGGAAAATGACTTTGGGCTTCGCGGGGGCGAATCCTAGCCATTTCCTGATCAATGGATCAGTTTTGCCGTCGCCGTCTTCGTCGTACATATCGGGCGGAACGATGGCGTTAGTGATCAGGTCGTCCGCGGTCTCTGCGATCAGGCGGAGGGGGCCGTCAATCAATGTTCCTGTAGGGCCTGTAACGCCGGACTTGTCTTCGAATGCGAACACCACACAGTTGCGGGTGGGGCGAGCAAGCGCGTCTCCGAGCGCCCCCAATTCAGGGTGGGGCGAGGTGTCATCTTCGGTGAGCCAGGTATATGCGCGAAGCATGCAGCCGGCGTCCTGCAACGGGGCGGCAAGAACAGTGTGCAGGTCTTGCCACCGTGAAGACAGGATCGTTGTACGGGACTGATCAAACAGGGGGTTGACGAATTGGACCTGGATTGGCCATGCCAGCGGGTTTAAGCCCCCGATGATGTCCCGTACCCCTAGCCATGCTCCGGGGTTGAAGATGTTTGTTGGGATACTTAGTAGCGGAAAGAACTGCCGAGCAAGGTTTAGGAACATGATGATTGAACCGGCGGTACGCATGTTCCATGGGAGGAAGAACATCTTCGGAAACTGAATCTCTGGCGGTAGCAGAGGATTGGCGCCGCCGAGAATGTGCTTGGCGTGTTCCCGGTTGTGCATCATCTCGAGCTCGACGGTGTGTAAGCCGTCCTTGTCACGCACCGCGTTGACGTTCACGATCTTTCCGCCCCACCGGTTCTGCCAGGATCGGTTGGTGGGGTTGGGATCTAGTGTGAACTGGATTTCTTCTTCTGCGCGTCGGTCGTAGAGCAGGAAGTTGGAAAGCCAGTTTGAGTGTTTAATGACGACAGTTGCGGTACCGGAATCTGCCATGACTTCCTCAACCACGACCGATTTTTCGCCCGCGAGGTCTGCGATGAACCGGTGGTGCTTGTCCCAGATCCGCATGAGTGGGCGCTGTTTATAGGCGTCCCTCATTGCCTTTCGGCGCGCGTTGAGGTAGCGGTATGCCACCATTGGGTCGCCAAGGTCTGGGGTGGTCTGCGTCTCGCGAAGC